GATCTATATTCCTTCTCACGGAAGATCCGAGTCCTGTTTATTGCCGAAACATTTCAGAGAAAGGGGTGTTCCATTTTACCTTGTCGTAGATGAGTCTCAGTGGGATCTCTATCGCAAGGCTGGATTTGAACAATATATGCTTAAGCTGCCGTTCTTAAATAACGGTACGTCTTTTCCTCCTCGTGTTTTTATACATGAACACTCAAAAGCTCAGGGACATAAAAGACACTGGCAAATGGATGACAACATCAGATTCTTTTGTCATTTCAACGGGAAGATAAGAAGAAAGATAGAACCGGGTCTTGGAATAAGAATGTGTGAGGAATTTTGCGACCAATGGACAAATGTTGGAATATATGGTCCGTATTATTCTTGGCAGTGCAATGGTCGTATCTGCAATGTTCCTTACCGAAAAAATATTCACGTTTACTCCTGCATGAATTTATCTAACGACTTACCGTTTACTTGGAGAGGTCCTTGGAATGAAGATGTCGACTTATGCTTACAAACTCTTTCTCATAAACTTTGCACTATCGGAACGACTTTTATTACTCAAGAAAAGATGCTCACTATGAGCGTCAAAGGGGGGAACTCTACTGTTTATCAAAACTTAGATTCTCGTGCTTACGGTTCAAGAACACTTCAAGCAAAGTGGCCGGGTATTGTTGAATTAGTAAACAAATACGGGAGGCCTCATTTTCATATTAAAAATAATTGGACTATGTTTAAAGACATACCGCTTAAGAAAGATCCTGATTACGTTCCCAAGAGTTTCAAGTTTAAACTCAAGGATTGCTCCTGATGCCAGCTAAACGCTCAACGAAAAAAGAGGTTGAGTGGCGTGTCCGTAAGATCGCTGCACTCAAAGCCAGAAACGCTAGTCGTTCTGAGATTGTTGCTTATGGTGTAAGAGAGTGGGGGGTCAAACCTAGACAAGTTGATGAGTACATAGCCCAAGCGAACCAAGTCATAGCAGTTGATTGGGACATAGACCGCAGACAATTTACTGCTGATGTTTTATCACAATTAGCGACCTTAGCTCAGGATGCAAGACGAAATAATCAGCCTCATGTCGCTTTAGGTGCCATTAATTCGATGGCAAAAATTGCAGGAATATTTGATCAATGAGTATATTAGACACGAAGGAAGGCACAATCCTTTCAAATCTTTCTTCAAGCGATTCGTTAAACGCTGACGATATTTTCCAAAAGATCCAAGACGATTTGCATCCGGGGCAACTGTCTTTTGTTTCTGATACAACGACTCAGATTATTGGACTTTCGGCTGGTTACGGAGCAGGCAAAACCAGAAGCTTATGTGCGAAGGCAGTGCAACTTGCTATAGCAAATCAAGGTTTTACTGGCTGCGTCATGGAACCAACGGGACCATTAATTCGAGACATCTGGCAGACGGACTTTGAAATGTTCCTTGAGAAGTATGAAATTCCATACACCTCAAGACAGTCTCCACTTCCTGAATACATTCTTCATCTTCCAGACGGAGACACTAAAATTCTTTGCCGATCATTTGAGAACTGGGGTCGAATAATTGGTCTGAACCTTGCTTGGGTATTGGCTGATGAGATTGACACAGTATCTCCGTCAATTGCAGACCGAGCTTTCCCCAGAATCCTTGCTCGTTTGCGATCTGGAAATCAAAGACAGTTTGGAGTTGCTTCTACACCTGAAGGATTTCGGTGGATGTGGAACACGTTCGGAACAGATGAGGCGAAACAAAGAACGGATAGAAAACTCATCAAAATGCGTTCTTATGACAACCCACATCTGCCAGACGATTTCATCACGAGACTCGAAGAAAACTATGACTCTGGATTACTTCAGGCTTATCTCAATGGTGAGTTCTGCAACATCACAACAGGTCAGGTTTATGACCGATTCTCAAGAGAAGTCCATGTTGTCCATGATGACCGAGACTTCAGTGAAGAACCACTCAGGATAGGGATTGACTTTAATATTGGAAATATGAGTGCAGTCATAGCAGTCGCTTTCGGAGATGAACTTTCTGTAATTGACGAGGTGAGTGGATCACATGACACAGACTCTTTGGCACAAGAAATCAAACGAAGATACCCAAACCAAAAAATCTATGCTTATCCTGATGCGTCAGGAGGAAACAGAAGTACAAACGCTTCTAAGACCGACATCCAAATACTGCAAAGTTACGGATTTCAAAATGAATCCCCAGCCTCAAATCCTCCAGTAAGAGATCGAGTGAACTCAGTTCAGCGATTATTGGAAGATGGAAAAGGCCGTGTCCGTTTAAAAGTTAATAAAAAAGCTAAGAGATTAATTGAATGTTTAGAACTTCAGTCTTATACCGAAAAAGGTGAACCAGACAAAGATGCTGGCTATGACCACATGAATGACGCTATCGGATATATTACTTGGCGATTATTTAACCCACTTCATTTAAACGCAGGAAAAGGAACAGGTATTAGGCTGTATTAAGACTAAACTGTTTACATGCAACTTGTGAGGTTTAAAAGTGTATAGCGGGTACAATCATTACAACAGGGAAAAAGCATCTGCAAATGCGGAAATAAATGATCCGAACAGTCAATGGTTCGCACAAGAAGCACATTGGATATTGATAGAAGATTTGCTTGGTGGAAGTTATGAAATCAGAAGTAAGCATCGAAGATACTTGCCGCAAGAACCTAGAGAATTAGATGAGAGCTATGACAACAGACTGGCAAGAAGTTCTTGTCCTCCTTATTACCAACGTCTTGAGAGAATGTTGGCTGGAATGTTGACGAGAAAGCCAGTTCGTTTAAATGATGTTGCTGATGTTATTCGTGAGAATTTATTCGATGTTGACTTGCAGGGGAATGATCTCAATGTCTGGACTTACGAAAGTGCTAGAAAGATGATTCGTTATGGGCATGTAGGAGTTTTAGTTGATGCTCCTGCTGCTGGAACAAATGGACGTCCATATTGGGTTACTTATACCCCTCGAGAAATATTAGGTTGGAGGACAGATCTGGTTAATGGTCAGCAAAAATTTACTCAGATTCGATTGCTTGAAAAAGTTTTTGAGCCAGATGGTCTTTATGGCGAGAAGCAGGTTGAGCAAGTCCGTTTATTAACACCGGGTAATTTTGAAATACATAGGAAAGATTCGGATGGGAACTATCAATTATGGGATGAAGGAACAACAAGTCTCGATGAGATTCCTTTTTCTGTTGCTTATTCAAACCGAGTAAATGTTATGGAGTCTCGACCTCCAATGGAAGATATTGCCGAGTTGAATTTAAAGACTTATCAGATTCAAAGCGATTTAGACAATCAGTTACATATTTCAGCCGTACCGATGCTTGCATTCTTCGGCTTTCCTCAATCCGCAGAAGAAGTTAGTGCAGGACCGGGTGAAGCGATTGCTTTTCCTGCTGAAGGTCGTGCCGAATATATAGAAAGCAAAGGCACAAGTTACAAAGCTCAGTTTGACAGACTGGAGCAATTAGAGTCACAAATCAATGAGCTAGGTCTTGCAGCAGTTCTAGGGCAAAAGCTATCCGCAGAAACAGCAGAAGCAAAGAAAATAGACCGAAGCCAAGGAGACTCAACAATGCAGGTAGTAGCACAGCAGATGCAAGACATGATTGACAATTCACTCCAATATCATGCTCGGTATTTAGGTAGTAATGAAGCAGGTAGTAGTTTTGTTAATAGAGACTTCTTAGCTTCAAGACTTGAACCAACTGAGATTCAAAGTTTGCTTGCTTTATATACTGCTGGAACAATCACTCAAGAAACATTATTGAAACAACTGCATGAGGGTGAAGTTCTGGGAGATGAATTTGAGATAGAGGAGGAGATTGAAGCAACTCAAGCTGGTGGTTTAATTGAAATGGAAACTCCTGAAATACCTGAAAGAGAAAGTATGCCTGAAGAATCTGCGGAACCTGAAGATGAGAGTAATCTTGCTGCCTGATGAATGGGGACTTCCGAAGCTTTTTACAGAAATGCTATTGACTTAAATCGTTACAGCAACAGTGTTTCTAAAAAATTAATCATTTCTTATAACGAGATAATTCTCGATATAACTGCACGTTTAGCGACTATTGATGATGTAGCAGCACCACATACTGCGGCTCGATTAAGAACAATTTTAGCTCAAGTGCAGGAAAGTTTAGGGACGTGGGCTGTAGATAGTGCAAACGTAACAGCAGCAGAATTACAAGGATTAGCTCAATTGCAGTCAACTTTTGTTGCAGATGAATTGAAAAAATTAGTACCTAGAAATACTCGTTCTGCTGTCAGAACAGTAGAGATAAGTCCACAGTTTGCTAAATCTGTTGTAACTACTGACCCAACTAAACTTAATATTTTTGCTCTTCCGAATGAACTAGAAAGAACAATTAGAGAAGGATTACCTCAGCC